GTGCCGTGGTTCGGATACGCGCCCGTCTGCGCCGACGCGGGGATCGTCGCGGTGTTGGCACTCACGTCGCCGACCGCTCCGTTCGGCCGGCGCACGCGATTGTGGGCGCCGCCCGAGATCGTGGTGGCGATGGCCGTGTCGCTTGAGTCGGTCGCGTGCGGACGTCCGATGATGTTGTCGTATCCGCCGGAAATCGTGCGGTAGCCGGAGCGCCCGTGGATCTCGTTTGGCTGGCCGGTGTAGCCGCCACCGCCGATGGTGTTGGCGTGCGAACCGTTGCCGGTCTCAATGGTATTGAGGTCGGAGTTGAACTCGTAGTTGTAGCCCGTGGCGTCGCCAGTGACGAGCACGCCTTCAATGCTTTCAACGACCACAGTTCCGCCCGCTGGCGTCACGGTGACGGTGGTCACGCTCGGTGTGACGGTCACGTCAGGCACGGGTCACCTCGGGGGTAATGTAGAAGCTGCCCTCAAGAATGCGCGTTACGACGGTGCCGCTGGTCTGCTCGTATTCGATGTCGTAGACGCCAGCCATCGGCGCAGTAAGTTGCGCGGTGTCAGCCGCCGAGACCGTGATGGTGATATGGGAGTGATTGCCCTGATGCGTCAGAGCGATTTTCCCATTTGCCGTTGTCCAATCAAAGATGGCGCTGGCGTTAGCGTGGTGGGACCGACCCTTCATGCGGGCGGTGTATCCGGTCGCCAAGTTCGTGTCGTTTACCTGCACGTCGAAGGTGAAGGTAGCGCCCTGCGAGATGTTGATGTCGTAGTGTCCCGCCATTATGCAACCCTCACTGCGATGAGTCCCGTTGCGTTGTTGCCCGTGGCGTTGTTTGGAATCGCGGCCTTGAGCACGTCTCCGGCAATCGTGCCCGCAACTTGCAGCTTGATGGTAGTCGTGGACGCGAGGACCGCAACGCCGTTGCAGCTGAGTGCGGCCCAGTTGTTGGCGACGCTCGCGTGGTACTGCTGCACGCTTGCGTAGTGCACCGAACCAGTCGAAATGCGAAGGTCATAATTGCCCGCCGTCGTTGCGGTGCGTCCAACGGTTGCCGAAGCGAACACAAGCCAAGTGCCTGCGGTCAGCGACAACGTCGGACCGTCGTACCACTGGTTCGCGTTGGTCATCGCGACATCGGTGCCGAGGAATGCGCTCTGCTGCGTGAGGCTGACCGCCAGCGTGCCCGTCGTGGTGATGGGGCCACCCGTCACGCCGTAGCCCGCGTCCACGCTGGTGACGCCGCCCGTAAGCGCCGCTTCGCCGCAGGTGCCGTCAATGGCGTTGCAGGAATAGAAGCACCACATAAGTTCGCCGCCGCCCGCGGTCGGAGAACCGCCGCTGGTTTCGTTGTTGCGGCGCATCGGGTAGAGCAGGACGTACCCGAAGATGGGCATGACCTGAAACCCGGCGGGGATGTTTGCCGGGTCGATGCCCGGTCCGACGTAAGACGCGCTATTGGCGGCTTCGCAGACGTTCAACGCTTCGCCCTGCTGCCATACTTCTGCGGTGCGCGGCTGGAAGTCGTGGCCCGAGCCTACGGACGTAGGGCGAATCTCCGCGCGCGTCCACGTGTAGAGCCAGCGGTAACTCGTGCCCGGAATCGGCGTGGCCGATTCGATAAGCCCGAGGATGCATTGGGTCTGCTGCGATTGGATGCGCGCGGCGCGCTCGGGGTCCACCGAGCGGAGCGCGTGCGGGACTGCCGCAATACGGTTGGCTTGGGTGCGGGTAATCACGGGTAGGTCAACCAAGTACCTTCCTTCGCGATTTGCGCCGCGAGCGTGGAATCGGTGGACATGTTCCAAATCGTGGCAAACGCGACGTTGCCGCGGCCCGGTCCGCTCCAAAACACGTTCTTGGCGTGTCCCGTTCCATCACCGAGCACGCCGCCGTCATTGTCCATCTCGGGAATCTGCACGCAGTCCTTCCAGTGGTCCCAGCGGATGTTGAAGGCCACTCGGTAGAACTCGTCCCGCACTGGGGCCACGTTCGCGCTGGTGCAGAACACCTCATTTGCGCTCCACCACAAGAACGTATCGCTATTCCAGCGGCCTTGAAGCGTGCTTATCTTGTCAGCCACCACGCCAAGCGTGTTCTTGTGGGTGTCCACGATCATCGAAACGCGGACATCTAGCATGGGGATGCGGATTTCGATGGGCTTCCCGGCTTCATCGACCTTGGTGCCGCCGATGTCGAAGCTCTTGCCGTAGATTTGGAGCGGTGGAAGCGCAAACGCTGACGGCGTGGACGCGACGCGCCAAACCTGCACCGTTCGCTCGCTCGCTTCCATCTCCACGGTAATGGGAAGTACCAGCTTGTCCGAACCGCCAGCGCCCGAGATGTTGGCCCAGCCGTACTCGCTGGAGTACACGCCTTGCACGTCAAATATCTTGTTCTCACCGCCAACAACCGGCGTGATGTTGTACTGGCGGAGTCGTAGCGTGGTGAGGAAGCCCGATACCGAGTGGGTGACGCCCGGCGGCGGCGACAGCGGCTCAAGGCACGTCGCGTCCCGAATGGACTTCATCGCGCCATCGTTCAGCGGGTCCAACGCGATGTCGGACACGCACCGCCAATTGATGGTGTACGCCTGCTGGCCGCTCGGGCTGGAGTCTTGAAAACGTTGGTTGATGATGTATGAAGTAACGGTCACCGGGAACCCTCCACCGAGATGGCGCGACCGAAGTTCATCAACATATCCGCCACCGACATCGTAAACGGCAGCACGTCGCGCAACGACGTGTCAAGCCGCTGCGCCTCGGTCGCTCCGATGGACGCGGCGTAGTCCTGCGCCTCGGGAATGCGGTTCGCCGCGAAGCCAGCGAGGAAGGTTCCGATGGCGCCCGGCAGGTACTCCACGATATTCTGAAAGTTGCTGCGGCCAGCGCCCGACAACGCGGTCGTCTGCGAGAACGCGCGCCCGAATCCAATCGGCGCGCCCTCACGCGGCATCGCTGCGAGCGCGCGCGCGCCCTGCTCGGTGAATCCGAACTTGCGGAAGTCTCCGCCGCCGACGCGGTTTACCTGCTGGATGGCGTTGCGCGCCGCAATGGCCTCTTCCGCCATGTTCTGATAGGCCGCGCCCACTGCGGTCAGTCCCGCGAGCGCCGCGCCAGCGCCCGCAAGCTCAAGCCCGCGAAAGCCGCGCGAGAAGATGCCGCTTGCGCCCGAAAGAACCGAAAGCCCGCGCGATTCCACGCCCAGTTTCGCCAGGTTGGACGCCGCGCCCGATGTCTCTGTCTTCATCGCGGAGAACGCGCGCTTCGTTCGGTCGGCGTCAGCCTTGAGCTGCGCCATAGCGCCGCTGGCGTCCTTCGCGGCTTTCTTCAGGCCGCTGGCATCGCCAGTAATGGCAACGTTTACCCGGGAGACCTTATTTGCCATGCGTCATCTCTTTCTCAAGTTGCCGGGCTAGCGCATCCTCCACCATCGGGACCAAGAGATGCTGGGTTTGGGTGAGCGCGCGCGCCATGAAGAACTTGCCCGGCACCTTGCCGATGGTGATGGTGCCGTATTCTTTCTTCCGCGTGTAGCCGCGCGACTTCAGCAGGATGGCTTCGGCCTCGGTGGACTTCCGCTTGATGGCGTGGCCGAACTCCACCCAGCGCAGATACCAGTGCGGCGTCGTGTAGCTGCCGGGCACTTCCTTGACGCCAACCGCGGCCCAAATGACCTCACCCTTGCGGTATCCGCGGACCTTTACCGTAATCATGTCGCGGATATGGGGATTCGGTCGTTCTTGCCCGCGGACCCTCTCGGTTGGGTTGGGGCGTCCGTATGGCGCGAGCGCGACGACGGCTTGGGAGTACCGCTTGCCCCACGTCCTGAAGCCCGACTTCATCGCCTTCCCGGCGCGCTCCACGGAGATGCGCCGAAGCTTCCGATTGAGTTCCTCAATCTCCGCTCCGTCGATTTCCGCGGCTACCTTGAAGACGTTTGACGACATCTGCGGCCATGCCTTTGTGGGAGTGGAGACCGTTGAAGACTGCTATGGGCGTCGATAGCCCAACCTCTTTCACGACGCTTCGCAGGATTTCGCGGGCGCCCGTGGTAAGTCCTGCCCTTCACCGTACATCGCGTCGATGAGGCGCGAAAGTTCGGTAACCGCGATGGCGTCAAGGCGCATCACTTGGTCCATCGATTCAAACGCGGGCGCGTCACCGTCAAGCACGTGGTTCAGCACGTACCACGCCGGAATGAAGACGCCGCGCTCGCTGGCGTCCATCAATGCGACCAAGTCCGCGACGGTCGGACGGCGAAGCGTGACGACCTCACCACGGAAGGTCACGCGCGCGGGCTTGGCGAGAAGAGCGTTAATCATGAGTAGGTGATGGCTCCGCCCTCCCAGCGAACCGAAACCGTCGCCATCGCGACGGAGTTCGGAGCGAGGGAGACTTCGATGGCTTCAATCATGGCCGCTCCGCTGATGGAATGACCGGATTCCCACGTAACGGTCGCCGTCGAAAGCTTCGTGCCCGCGCCGAGCGCAGTTCCGAGCGCACCGTGCACCGCGTGGTCCCAGTAGAACTCAATCTGTGCCGTCGCCTCGCGGATTCCGTAGGCGTATTGCTTGTACGCGCTACCGATTGCCGTGGTGTCAATGGGGGTGTTGTTGAACGTCGCCGTAGCGCGCGCGCAGTCCGCGACGATGGCGCTACCGCCCGAGACGGTCAGCGATACGGCGGCATTTCCGGCAGTGACTTTCGCCATGTCAAACCTCGTAGTAAACGGTTGCGTTCAGGATGCAGATGGCTGGCTCGGCTTCGTCGCCCTCGCCAATCACTGGTTGTTGAATGACCGGGTGCACGTCAATGACCACTTCGTGCCCGTCCGAGCGCGCGTTGGTCGCGAAGTCGCCCGACACGTCGGCGCAGAGCGAGCGCGCGCCCTCCATCGTGTCGGCAATAGCTGAAATCGCGACCGTCCACAGCTGCACTTCACCGCCGATGGTCGCATCGGTGCCGCTTGAGATTTCGAGCACCACGGCGGGAAGCGCGGTCGATTGCGGGCGGGCGCCGACCGAGACGCGCGCGCCAGCGGCGTGCGTCGTGCCGCACCAATCGACGGCATCCGATTGGAAGCTCATACGACCTCCGTGCAGTCAAGGACGGCCAAGCGGTCGCGCTCGTCCAGGTTGATGCTTGATGTAATCCGCATCGTCTTGCCGCGCACCACAAGTCGGTCCAGTTCGGTGATGGCAAGACGCGCGATGTTGGGCCACCGCATACGGATTTCCCACCGGGCCACGACCGCGACACCATCGGCGTACGTCTGCTCCGCGGAACCGTTCTCGCGCATATCAACGCGCACGGTCCCAACGTCGGTGAATGTGCTGGTGCGGCGTCCGAGCGCGTCCACCGCAGCGGATGCCCGCTGCACGGTCGCCACCCAACGAAGCCGTCCACCGGAAATCATCGAAGCGGACTCCTAACCCCGATGTTGTCGATGATGTATTCCAGCGACATCGGAACCTCGTTCAGCCGCACGATGGAGGCCGCTTCGGGGTTGTTGTACCAGTGGCCCACCAGCGCGATGATGGCGTGGGTGAGTTCGGAGGGCACGATGTTGTATCCCGCGACGTATGTAACCGTAATCGCGGTGCCGTCGTAGACGCCCGGCGCCTGAAGGAACCGAAGCACGGGCATCGGCCCATCGGTGCGGTCCACCCAATAGTCGGTGGCGGGCATCGTGGTGAGGGTGTTCGCAGTGTTGAAGTACGTGACGCTTGTGAGCGACGTAAACGGGTGCTCAGGCACGATCACCGAGCGCCAGTTGGCGACGTACAGCGACTTCGTCGTGGGCGCGATGGTTAGCCCGGTGCGACGAAGGACAAGCGATTCGGCGGCTTCGCGTAGGCGCGTCAGCTCCGAATCGTCGTCGTCATAGTCGATGCGAAGCGCCGACTTGATGGTGGAGAGTGGGACCGACATGGAAAGTGGCTTGGGGAGTTCCCCCCCCAAGCCACCGGAGACAAGAAAGAATCAGCAGGTGATGGCGGCAAACGCGGCGGGAAGCGTGCACTTCGCATCGAGGCGCTGGAACACGTTCAGTCGCGTCTGGAGCTTGTCCTGAAGCGAGTAGGGGTCCATCAGCGCGGTCACGCCCGTGCGGTCCACAATCTCGTAGTACTCAAAGTCCCCGAACACCGCGAAGACGTTGCCGTTGGCGGTCGCGGTGGGCATGTACTTGCCGACGCGGTACGGGAAGCCGTAGATGGTTCCCGCAACGCCAGCGGTGAGCGCGTTGGTGTTCGGCGCGCCCGCGGGGAGCCACAGATAGTCGGTCGGCGAACTGGACGACCGGAGCTTGCGGCAGACCTTCACGACGGTGTCCGAGATCAGGTACGACACGCGCGGCCCCACGCGGTACTCGGGGGCGACAGTGTGCGCAAGGTCGATGATGTTGTCGGCGGTGATGGTCGTGACTGCGGCGGTACCAAGGTCAATCACCTGGGTGATGGGTCCGCCGTTCAGCGCGATGCCCTGCGGCTCCGGGCTGGTGGCCCCGGTGTCGCCAACGGTAAACGCCTGCTCTTCCTTCAGCGACATGGACATCGCCATCTTGCGCGACACGTACTCCATCGCGGTGCCGATGTCGCCTTGGCCGATGGCGTCTTCGATGAACTGCTGCGACAGAATCGTGGAGCAGCGCAGCGTGCGCGGCTCAAACGTGATTTGCGACGAGAACGTCGGGTCGGTCGCAGTCTGCGTAGCGGCCTCGTCAATCCACTCCGAAGTCGGAAGCGCGTTCTCGACCGCCACCTTGCGGTCGCTGGTGATGCGCATGACGTTGGACATGGCGCGGATGGCGCCCATCTGCTGCTTCTTCTCGACGATGCGGCGCTCAAGGTCGGTCGGGATGGCCGCGTTGGTGCTGGAAGTCGAAAGCGCGCGGAACTCGGCGGTGTCGCCAGTGGCGACGGCCTTGAGCCAACGGTACGCGGCCTCGTCCGACGCATTGCGGGCGCCGCTGGCCGGACGGGAGCGGATGGTCGGCTCGGCCTCAAGCTTCGCGAGGCGCGCTTCGGTGGCCTTGAGCTGCGCGCGCAGTTCGATAGCGGTCAGGTCCGCATCCATGCGGGCGAACAACTGCTTGTCCTCACCGTTGCCGCGGGTATCGACGGACTGCGGCGCGAGTCCGGTGCGGGCCTCGTAGGCCGCGAGCGACTTTCGGTACTGGTGGGTGATGTTCTGAAGCTCGTTCAGCTCGTTCTGCTCAGACATGATCTGCCATCCTTCGGAAATGAAGTGCAAGCCGCAGATTCGCGGCGTCGGTGTAGGCCGCGGAGACGCTCCGCAGGCTTGAACTCGTCTGGGGGTATGCCGCGTCCTGCACGATGCTGATTTCCACCAGCTTCGCGCGCTTGACGAGGCGCTCGGTACGTTCTTTGTTCCAGCTGTCCTCTTCGACGTAGAAGCCGAAGGACATCTCTCCGCTGAGGTCGCCGCGCTCCAGCAGCGCGCGCACGTCGTTGCCCAGCGTGGTTTCGGGCAGCATCGCGGAGAATGCGAGGCCATTGCGGTCGGACTTTAGCGACAGCGTGCCGGACTTCGTGCGCGCCAGCGGCATCGCGGTGTCGTGGTTGTAGTAGAGCTTCACGTCGGCGCCAGCCTTGAGCGTGTCGTCAAACGCGCTGGGGGCGATGCGCTCGGTAAACCGCTTGCCGTTCTCCACAAGCTCGCGGCTTTCCTGCCCGTAAACGGCGGCGTACCCGGCAAGCGTGCGCCCGTCGATGGACTGCTCGGTGGCGGTGATGGCGCGTCTAGAAATCATTCGGGGTTCCTTCCTGCGCCGAGGTGTCGGTGCCGAGGTTCGTTTGACCGCCGCCCGTTCCCATGTTCAGCGCCACCATCGGTTCGTCAAGGCCAGGCAGCGGCCCGTACCCGAGTTCCTCGCGCGCTTCGTTGCGCGTGATGACGCC